CTAATCTTTATTTTTTATTTTAGGTATAAGACTTTCTTCTAATTTAAGTCTATCCGAATACGCTTCTTCCTTTGTCTCTCTTGTTTTTCCATAATATGTTTTTCGTTTAACAACTATTTTGGCTCTATAGCCTTTCCCGTGTTTGTAGACACCTTTTAAACCAGTTGTATTGTTATTGTTCGTTCTTCCAGAAAACATTTGTATTTGAACACCATCGACAATTTCCTTTGCATTATTTAAAGATGACATATCTTTTGTTCTTGTTTCTTTGTAAAGGCAGCCACAAGATTTTGTTTTACCAGAAGAAAGCAATCCGCTTCTTACGTTTAATTTATTGCCACAATCACATTCACAAAGATATATAACCTCTTTCTTTTTTGATCTCAATCCACTATCTGATAAAATTGTTAGACGACCAAATTTTTTACCAATGAAATTTTTCATATCTTATTGAAATAAATCTTCGTCAGATAATAAGCCATCTTCGTCAGAAAGCTTAACTTCACGTTCTTTTAAGTATGTATCTGTTTCAAAAATATCAATAACGCTTATGGCTGATAAGCTAGATGGTTTATTCACTACATAAACAATTTGATATGATTTTTTACCAATTTTAAAAAGATTTCTACTGCCATCAAAGTTTACTCTTTTGGCACATTGATTGAGATAATCAAACAATTTATTTTGATTTTTTATATGTAAATCATGGATAAAGTACAATTTTTCAAGACTGTATGGAATTTTTTTAAACGTTTTTCCACTAAACGTGTCAAAATTAACAATAAACATATCTTTGTGTGGCTTAATCCAATTAAGTTTTGCAGCATATTTATTTTTATTGAAAAAGTTTTGTATTTTTTCTTCTGTTGTATCAGATATTAATATCTGTTGAACTGATTTTTTGACATTAAAAATATCTTCAAGTGTTAAGTTTTCAATGTAATCTTCTAAAATTTCAGCTTTACCAAGAGACATTCCACTTATTTTTTCAGGATTAAGCTTATATCTATCTAGAAATTGTGTGCTTTGTCCAGTTGCTTTTGATACAGCATATGTTGTGATTCCTGAAATAGTTAAAAGCCAATTGATTTTTTTTGATAGTGACATGATATTTTCTCCTTTTTCTTTATCTTACATATATATTATACAATTATATTTGTATCATGTCAACAATAATATAAAAAAATATTTGTACTTTATAAAATTTTTTAAAACACAAAAAACCGCCCTCGATTAGAGAGCGGTTTTGCACTTTAAGAAAAAATAACTTTTACATAATAAATAGTATGTTAACACATCCTAAATAAAAAAGCAAGAACCGCTAGTGTCAGGCGATTCTTGCTAGTGTGATTATCTCATGATTATGCGAGGGTGTCAATAAGGGGAAGAGAAATCCAAGCGTCAGCCTCTAAAGTTTTTCTTCTTTTTGATTTCCTTTATAGTGTTCATTGATGCAAAGCCATAATATTTTGCTGTATCCTCGTCCTTAATAAGTTTATGCAAAGAATCAATGATATCTCGAAAATGGTATTTAGGATTTATTTTACCCATCATTTCCAAGACAATTAAGAAAGGTAGAGCAATCCTGTTTGAAAAAACACCTTCTTTATACTCAAACAAAAAATCTTTCCACTCTTCTTTTAACTTAGAGACAGTTATGAATTTAAAATCTATGATATTTGAATTGTGGGCGCAAATATTACGGGCTAGATTAATACATTTTAACCAAGAAATTAATTCAGGATTACTACATGAAAAAGTGCTTGAAATTTGAGTTAAATTAGTTGTTGACATCAATTCTAGCAAATTAACCATCTGCCCAAATGTTAACATATTTACCGCTAGCCAAATAGGAGGATATTTTTGTCTGTCTAGTTTTAATTTTTCATCCAATTCAGAGGATGATGCTTTTCTTAGCTCTCTTTTTAACTGTTTTTTAAAGTTATTTTCACTATAGGAAAGGTAGTGTTTGCAATACTCTTCTTTGTTACACCACTTAGAAAAATCTAGATAGCCATAGCTTCCTAAGCCGTTTTTCCCCAGAACATAGGCGATTTTTGTTTTTATTGCTACTTCAATATCTTCAATCGCATGGAGTAAATTTAATCTCAAATTCTTATCCTGATAATATCTAGATATAACTATCTCAAATTTCGTACCCTGATAATCTATTTTTTTCTTTTGTCCATCTTTTTGAATTTTTGCAAAAGGCTTTGCAAATTCTTTTATTTTGTAGTAAGAAATCACAGATAAACTATACTCTGCTTTACTTTTAGCTTTTCTTCCACTAAAGACAATACCTCTAGATTCCAAAAGTTCAACTTGTTCTCTGTAACTTTTGTGTTGAAAATTTTCCGCCATGAAACACCCTCAATTTTTTAGCAAAAAAACCCCCCATCAGAACATGTCTGCGCGTATGCGAGGGAGGCCATTGATATTTATATATACATTATATATTTTTATATAGCTTATTGTCAATGATTTTCCCTTTATATAATTAAACTTTTTAATAAAATATATTTTTCATCCAGTAAAAGGCACCTAAATACCTCCTGAAAAATCTGTTCAAAATAATAAACAGCCCCCGCAAAAGCGAGGGCATTTGTCTTATCTAAAGGAGCTTTACCTCCTAAATTGTTTTTTTAGTTGCGGTGTAAGTTACACCATTAACTGACCGACATTTATGTCGCTCTGTTGGTTTACATATCTGTTGCATCAATTAAGTAAGCATCTTCTACCCACTGATTAGACTGTGGAGCGCCTATCCTTGCCCAGCCTTTTACTTTTTCGTAAACTCGAACTCTAGTACCAGCAACAAGCAACTCCTTATCAGTGCTATTGACGTCAGGCTTGGACTCAACGTAATAATCTTCTGAAATTGTTGCTTCGTAATATGGCATATTTGAATTACTTAGCGGTGTGTTAACGTCTAACTCTTTTTCAAATTTAGATACAACTGATTTATTATCAACCTTAGCATTTGACTGTTTCCCAGAGTAACGATAAGCGTAAACATACGGTTGACCATTATATCCCCAGATTTCATCATGGTTATTCACTGTAATTGAGTTATAACCATAATTACAGTGAATAATATTGTCTGGATCAACAAACATACCAGTATGTCCAAAAGCTCCAGCCGAAGCCCCACGTTTACCCCAAATAAAAATATCACCTCTTTGCGCATTCCAATTAGTATTTTCTGCAATAAGAACATAACCGTTTTTTATCAACCAATCGTGCTCATATTCTGTATTTACTGCCCAGCCATTATCTGATGCGCCTGCTGAGCGTAGAGCAAAATAGACAGAGCTAGAGCAATCGTAAGATGAAGGACCATTTCGATAGTCCATCGAGTAAGTAACTTTACCTTTTCTAGATGCCATCCATGCGATAGCTTGCTCAATATTAATTACCATATTATTGACCTTTCTTCCACTCATCATTCATGCGTTTAACCGCAGCTTCGATAAAAGTTTCAAGTTGTGTCTGTGTAAGATTAATATTATATTGCGATAAACCATCAATAACAGCGGTTTTAGCTTCTGTTAGCTTATCTTGTCCCTTAATACCAACTTCCACAGATATTTGTTCAACTGCCTCAACAGCATTACGAGCGACAATTTCTGCGATTTTAACAGCCTTTTCGCCTCCTTTTTTGATAAGTAGTTTTTTAACTTCGTGCGCGAGAATACCTGCGATGATACCAAAAATTGGTACTGATACTGTAATGATTTGTGTTGTAAATTCGTTCATCTTATTTCTCCTCTTTTTCTAGACGACCAATGCGATCACTCATATAAGACATCTCCTTTTGGACAACACCAATGGTCTGAGAAATGTCCTGTAACTGTTCTGTATTTTTATCTAAGTGACCTTTGAGCCACTCTTCACGTTTGTTAGATTCTGATTTTGATTGGTCATGGAAATCCATTAGCTTTTTCTCACGCTTATCAGACGTTCGCACCAGATAACCAACCACAATCATAAAAAGCAAGATAAAGAGAATAGCCCACACAAATTGTGATTGAGCGATTCTTTCTGCTTGTTCTACTGTCATCCGACTACCTCACTAACTTGCTAAAATTTCAGCAAGTAATTCTTCATCGCACATAATTGCAAGTTGCTCTTTTGTTTTGTTATTAATAAACTCTGAAAATCCCTTTTTAACAAAACTTGACCAAGCCATACGTCCATAATATAAGTCAATCGCAAATAATTTAATCATCATATCTATCCCTTCTTCCTGTAAAAAAATTCTAACCAATAGCAATAAGATCTTCATCTTTTAAAACCTCTTTTGCGTAAAGCGTACTTATCAGATTGATAAGTGTTTGTGTGCCTGTTGATGTTGATGTACTTAGTTCAGTCATTTTTTCAGACTGAGCTTTATCTTTATACTTTTCGTCGTAAAATATCTGCTCACACTTTTCAAGCGTTTCTGCAAAAGATTTATTTTCAGACTCAGGTGGTAAATCAAAAGTTAAGTTACCTTTCACGTGTGGTAAATCAACTGACACAATTGCAGTCACTCCCATAATACTTTTATCCTCAAGAACTTGTGGGAATTTTGTGTTAATTGTAAACATATCGTCTCCTTTGTTATATTGACTGTTATATTGACCAGTGCACGACACCTCTGTAAGTATTTGAGTAAGCGCCAGGATTTATACACTCAATCAATCCCGATGCATTGATTTGTAAGTGGATTGATTTGTCTGGAGCAAGTGTCCATCCAGTTATCGCAAACATCAACTCTTGAGGTATTAAACCAGATGGCATATTACCAACAGACCATCTCTGTAATCCATTAGAAGCAAAATTATACATCAAGTCTATGTCATCACCTTTCCGCTTATATTTAAAACCGTTGCCAATTGTTATCCAGCCAGTCGTTTGTAAGCTATCTTTTTTAACATACTCACTCCAACCGCTCCAAACACCGTTTTCCAGCAACCGCGTAAATATAGTTTTATTTGTGCGGTCGTAAAATTGTTGATAAGCATAGTTTGCTGTCTCATGTCTTACAACTGTTACGTACCCAGGACCTGCCCCAGCCGGTCTATTAGCACCTCTAAATACACAATAAAAACCTGTGTCTTGCAAGCTATTTAGGTCGGTGTCGTCATGTCTAAAAGAGCCACCATTATTTAAAGCAAGTGGTTTTTGCTGTATCGCCTTATCGCCACAATAAATAGTACCGTCAACATAAACATCGCCTTTGGCATCAATAATGCCATGTTCCCAAATTTTCCCAAATGCAACACCAGAAGGTGCTTTAGTTACAAGTACAAACTCACTTGCAACTGGTTGTATTATTGGTGTTGCTGACATTAGGTTATCACTCACCGAAATCTTAACAAGCCATGATTTTGACTTGTCATAAGTGCCGCCAAGATTTAAAGGGGCGCCTGACATTTGGGAAATTGTTGACCAGGTATTTGTAGCTGCGCCACTATCAACTGCATAGATACCAGTATTGTATGGTGCAACAGATACCGACATTTTGAGTTGGTTTTTTTGTATTCCACCAACTATAATTGGTGCAATCTTAACAAATGGCAAGACTTGTAAAATGTCAGGATTTTGCTGAGACCTGACTACTTTTGCACTTGTAACAATTGGTAAAAAATAATCAATGACATTAATTTTTGTGTCAACTGGTTCTGATGTTAGACCTCGCTATCAGTTACCGTTGCTCTGATTGTTGCTGAACCAAAAAAGTCCAATTTATCAAATACGCTACCATTACCGATAATTGAGTTACTTTTCCCGACAATTTCAGCATTATAACTTGTTATTGTTGAACCGTTGTTTCCAATAGCTGAGCCAAAATCAACTTTAACTTTACTTATAATCCTAACAAAATTGTTTCCACTAACAATGCTACTAGTTAAAGTATTTGTATCAGATAGAGTGATACTTGACAATTTTGGCTTATAAGTAGCTGTATTAGGTATTGTTATTGATAAAGTATATTTTGTCTCACCAATCTTTGCTGATCCATCCATCGTCTCAACAATCAGATTACCTGTACCAGTTAATTCATTAGGCAGTAAATTAGCAAACGTTGGCGGTATAGTCCACAAATAGCTAGTACCAACGCCAGTTGCGATAGTACCTGTACTACCCTTAAAATCATATTTCAAATTGTGAGTAAATGACGTTGAATATCTATTGATTGTGATAGTTACTGCATTACCTAGCACACCACTAATAGCACTTGATACACTAAGTCTATTAATTTTAGGTAGCGAGATAGACTGATTTGCAGTCGCTTCACCATAATTGCTAAAGTTTATTGGATAATATGCTGAAATATTGAATAGTGGTTTATTTCCATCTGAATTATGATTAACAATGTAATCTTTAGCAAATAATAGTTTTCTCTGTCCGTAATTTATCGATGGATTAACATTGATGGTCTCAGCTCTACCATCAACTGTTATTTTTAAAGGTCTAGTTTCACCTATTGAAATATAGCCATAACTAGACATTTTTAAAAAAACTTGTACATTGACTGTGCTTGTATTACTTGCGATATTTGGCTTATTCCAAGCAGACAATATTTCAAGTGTCAGGTTATTCCCCCACGACCTACTATATGTAGCAGTTCCCATGTCTCACCTCCTAACTATTTCTAATTGCTCTGATAACATTAAATAATGGATTTCTGTCATAGACTTCTTCAACAAAATTTCCAATTTGTATACGCTCTGTAAACAGTCCATTTTTTATTGTTAAGGTATCACCTGTCAATGTCATCTGAGCAACACCATTTGTCACAAATGAAATGCTGTCATTTGATAGAAATAACTTTGCTTTTCCGCCTTTGTCACCGATAGCAACGCCCTCTTCACCAATCAACGTTTCATTGTTGATAAAGCTAAATCTTGCACTTGCCTCACCTAATAGTTGTTTAAACTCAGTTGTACGATCAAACAATTGAGCGATGTCGTTTGCAACTTTTTGCTTTTCGTCTATCGTATTTAAGTCATACCAAAGCTTCCACTTAGTTTCAACTTCACTGAGTGTATTCTGCATAGCCTCAGCAATTGCATTTTCTCTTGCTATAGCAGTTCTTTCTTCAAGAGCTAGAATTTGTGCTTGGGTTAATTCTTGATCAGCTTTTGTGTCGAGATTGTTTATTCTATCAACTTCGGACTCTTGCCAATCTCCAGATTTATTACCTCTAACAAGCATATA